GTCTTCTCAGTCATCGATGTCTCAATGAAACCTTTTCGTGTGGTAGCAGTTTACAGAGACAATAAAGTTCAGCCAATCATCTATGCGAGAATCATTCACAATGCGGCTTTATATTACAACAAGGCACAGGTCCTTGTGGAAGAGAACAACATCGGTTCTCAAGTCACGGATGTTCTTTATCAAGACTTGGAGTATGAGAACATCTTCACCACGGTCAAGAAAGACCAGAAAACAATCCTCTCAAGCGGGTTTCACCGCACTGCAAAAATGGGCATCACCACAACGCCCAGAGTCAAAAGAATCGGTTGCTCCAATCTTAAGATGCTCGTTGAAAAAGATCAACTGCTGGTGACAGATTCCGAAACAATCAGTGAGTTTTTGACCTTCTCCGTTGACGGAAGAGGCTCATATAGTGCTGAAAATGGCAAGCATGATGATTGTATTATGACTCTAGTTTTGTTTGCCTGGATGGTAGACGAAATGTATTTCAAAGAATTATATGAAAATAACATTCGTGAAAATCTCATGAAATATATGGAAGAAAAAGAAAGTGAAGAAAATTATTTACCTTTTGGCTTCCTCAGTAATGGCGTGGATGAATATGATTTTTCATTAGGAAATGACCAAGAAGATCCTCAGGAACATCTTGAAATGCTTAGAAAAAATATGTGGCTGTTAGGACTTGATGAAAAAACTGAAAATTGATAAATATTTGAAATACGAATATAAAAAAAGAAAATGATTTAATATAATTTATTTTTTGATGTGGAAAATTAACCCTGAATACGAAGCATCAATTAAAAGGATACAATATGGCTGTAGATTTTCCAATCTCCCCGGGTATTATTACAACTGAGAACGACCAATCGATTCGTCAGACAGTTGTACCTCTCGGCAGCGTAGGGTCAGTTATTGGCCGATATTCTTGGGGACCTGCGATGGTCCCAACTATGGTTCAAGATGAAAATGAATATGTTGACCAGTTTGGAACACCTCAAGATTCAAACTACATTGAGTGGTTCAATGGAAAGAACTTTTTGGAATATGGTAAAGCTTTAAATGTTGTACGACTTGTCAATGAAGATTCAGCAAGAAATGCTTGTTTCTCTGGCATCGACAGCATTCTCATTCGAAACGATGAAGATTATATCAACAATCTAATCATCGAAGAAGGTGGTATCAGTGACGGAACTGGTGGCGCCAGCATCACACTCGGAATGAGTCCTGCTCCAGGACCATGGATCGCAAGATATCCTGGTGAAAAAGGAAACACTCTTCGTGTTGACACTTGTTATGCTACAGATTACGGTCGTATCATTGAACGATATGACATGGCAGGAATGGAATTAGGTAGTTTAGCAAATACAAATGCAAATACAGTTGTCAATCAAATCAAGTTTGATGCCATTGGTGGAAATCAATATAATGTCACTCTCGAATGGAATAATGGTCTTGGAGGAAATACCGCACTCAACATTTGGGGTGGTATAAATGGCTACTTTGAAGAAAGTGCTGATGTTCTTGCAGATGGTTCTTTATTGAATCAAGAGAAAGTTCTTACATTCAAGCATGGCTTAGATGAATACAATATGCTAATTACAAATGTTGATTCAGCAAATAAAAAATTCACTGCTTATGTGAATCGTTTTTCTGGTGGACATCCTCCTGCTGAATTGAACATGCTAGGTACACCGTTAACTACGTTGACAGTAAAACCTCGTTCAAAGTTCAAAGAATTTTCATATGATGCAAAACGACATTCACCAAATAACTTGTTTGGAAAGATTCACTTCAAAAACAATGAGAGAAATGTTTATGGTGTGGGAACCGCTTTCACAAAGCAAGTTTCAAAAGGTGATGTCATTACAGTCGCCGGACAAGGTGCTTCTGTTCTTACTGTTGATTCTGATTCAAAACTTACTGTTGCCCGCCCACTTGTTGGTGACTATGAAGCAAATACAGCACAGCCTTGGACAAGAGAATGGCAGTATGCAAATTACTTCGCAAGTGAACCAGCAACTTCAAATCACATTCGTTTGACAAACGGTGATTTATCTGCCCATCACAATGACCAATTACATGTAGTTGTAATTGATGAGGGTGGAAAAATTACAGGGAAGAACGGTGAGATTATGGAAACATTTGCTCATCTGTCTTTAGCAAAAGATGGTAAAGATGATTATGGTGTTCCTACTTACTATGTCAATCGTGTAAACAATGGTTCAGATTGGATCAAATGGTCTAATCATGCTCTGACTGCCGATCCAGATAATAACTGGGGAGAATTGACATTGGGTTCTGTTTTCCAAACATATAATAAAATTTTGAATCCACTTGGAAATAATCTCAGTGCCGCAACATTTGCTGGTGGTAACAATGGTTCAACAATCAAAAATGAAGATATCATTGAAGCAATTGAATTGTTCAAAGCAAAAGAAACTTATGATACAGACTTTATGCTCACTGGATGGACATATGACCTTTTATCTCCTCTCAACTATCATCTTTTGATTTCAAAAATGATTCAAGTTGCAGAAGAAAGAAAAGATTGTGTAGTATGTGTATCTGGTGAATATGGTGCTATCTGCCGAGGCAAAGCAAATGCTGATGATATCACTCAAAATTTCATCAACTGGCGTGAAGCAATTATTGATAGCTCTTATGCGATCATGGATGGTAACTTCAAGTATCAGTATGATTCCTATAATAACACATATCGTTGGCTACCGCTTTCTGGTGATATTGCTGGTTTGATGGCAAGAACAGACGAGGAGCAAGCTCCTTGGTATTCACCCGCAGGTATGTCAAGAGGACAAATCGCTAATGTTGTCAAGCTTGCATATTCTCCATCTCAATTAAATCGTGACGATCTATATACAAGTCAGATCAATCCTATCGTGACTTTCAGAGGCGAGGGAACTGTTCTATACGGAGACAAAACTCTACAAGTTATTCCAAGCGCATTTGACCGTATCAATGTTCGAAGACTATTCATTCGTGTGAAAGATTTCATTGTTGTAGAAGCGAGGAAAAAACTATTTGAATTCAATACACCTACCACAAGAGCAGAATTTAAGCGATTGTGCGCTCAGTATCTTGACCAAGTTCGTAACGACCAAGGTCTATCTGAGTATCGTGTAATTTGTGACGAAACAAATAATACTAATCGATTGATTGAAGAAAATAAATTTGTTGCTGATATCTATATCAGACCAACATATGTAATCAACTTCATCAAACTTAACTTTACTGCGGTTGGTCAGACAGTTGACTTCGCAGACCTCGGTGTATAATAAAGGAGTCTAAATGCCAATTAGCGTAACTAAACTAAGAGATAAACTGACGGGAGGTGGAGCCCGTCCATCATTATTCTATGCTAAGATTAATTTTGCAAATATTCTTGGGACTAACGGCCTCGGTGAAAGTATTAAATCAATTGTAGGTGACAATTCACAAAACATATCCTTTTTTATGAAAGCATCACAAATTCCAGAAAGTTCTCTCAATGCTGTTCCTATGAACTTTCTTGGACGAGAATTCAAAGTTCCATCAACAGATCGAACTTTTCAAGATTGGACTGTTCAAATCATCAATGATGAGGATTTCCGAATTCGTCACGTCTTTGAATCATGGATTGAGCATGTCACACCAGGCGGAGCAATCTTTGATACTAAATCTGTTTTTGGTCCAAATAATACTGTTTTCTGCGATATGGAAGTTCATCAGCTAAAGAAAAGTGGTGAAGTTTCATCTTATGGTACGCCAGGAAATGAGCAATTTTATGGTTCTTATTATTTCAAAGATGCATTTCCAACCAATGTATCTGGAATTGATCTAAGTTGGGATACAAAGGATACAATTGAAGAATTTTCTGTTCAATTTGCGTATCAATTCTGGGAGAAAATTCCTGTACCATCCGACAGAGCTGGATATTCCGATCCTAACGGCACAAATCCATTTACTGGCAATGATGCGAAAACTTGGGCTGACAGGGCTTCATCAACAGCTAGTGACTCAAGCTCAACAACTGGCACTTGATGATTATTTGATTTTATATTTTGATTTTTCAACCCACACCTCTCACGGTGTGGGTTTTTTTAGGTCAAAAATTGCGAATGATAAATATTGATATCAATATTTCTAATTTATTCAGGAGTTTATATTCATGGCTACATTATTTGGATGGAAGTTTGAAGAACAGAAAGACCGTGAAGAACCGAATCTTCAGGCGTTTAGCCCGCCTGACTTTGATGACGGCTCCGCCATTGTCGGCGCTGCCGGTGTATATGGTACTTATCTAAATTTAGACAATACCTTTACAAACGAATTTGACCTGATGGCTCGCTATCGTGCGATGTCAATGCAACCTGAATGCGAGTTAGCAATTGATGAGATTGTTAACGAATCGATTACATCTGGAAGAAAATCATATCCCGTATCCATTGAACTTGACTATCTTGAAGACTATTCGGAGATGCTCAAGGAAAAAATTGGTGATGCTTTCTATGAACTAATGGATAAACTGAATTTTAAATATATGGGTTATGAAATCTTTCGTAAGTGGTTTATTGATGGAAGATTATTCTATCAAACGTTGATTGATGTCAAGAATCCTCAAAAGGGTATTCTTGAATTGCGACCGATTGATCCATTCAAAATCAAGAAAATTCGAGAGAGAAAGAAGACAGAGGAAGAAACTACACGCATCGGAATGGATGAAATCAAAATCAATCAGCAATATAATGAATACTATCTATATTCTGAAACTGGTGTTTTTAATCTTGAAACAGAAGGAGATCGAAAGAATGTTCTGAAGATTTCACCTGATTCAATTGTCTATGTGAACAGTGGTCTATTAGATGAAAGACGCAAGAATGTAGTTTCATATCTACACAAAGCATTTCGTCCAATGAACCAAATTCGTATGCTTGAAGATGCCGCAATCATTTACCGTTTGAGCCGTGCGCCATCAAGAAGAGTGTTCTATGTGGATGTTGGTAACTTGCCAAAAGCAAAAGCCGAACAATACATGCACTCACTGATGAGCCAGTATCGTAATAAGATGGTCTATGATAGCAAAACAGGTCAGTTGAGAGATGACCGCAAGTTTCAAGCAATGCTCGAAGACTATTGGATGCCCCGGAGAAATGGCTCGGCAACCACGGAGATCGACACAATTCAAGGAAGTGAAGCAAATTTCACTCAGCTGGATGAGCTTGAATTCTTTCAGCGACAATTATTTCGTTCACTGAATGTGCCCATCTCAAGAATGCAGCCTGAAGCTGGTTTCTCATTAGGACGAGCAAGTGAAATCTCAAGAGAAGAATATAAATTCATGAGATTCATTGAAAGATTAAGAACACGATTTTCAAATTTCTTTTTAGAAATTTTAAAACGACAGCTAATTCTGAAGAACATTGTTTCAATGAAACAGTGGGAAGAAATGGCTGATTCAATTCATTTTACATTTGACCAAGACAGTAACTTCAATGCTCTCAAAGACCTTGAACTTCTGACTGAAAAGATGAATGTGTTGCGAGA